ACAAGTTTGGATACCATTCAGCGGTGTTGCAGGTCAATTGATGGGTAACACTGATGCAAACTTTAAACCATGGTTTGCACCAGCTGGTTTCACAAGAGGTTTAGTGCAAACAATTACTGATATTGCATTTTATCCAAATCAAGCACAACGTGATCAATTATACCCGTTAAGTATAAATCCTGTTGCATTCTTCCCAGGTGAAGGGTTTGTTGTAATGGGTCAGAAAACATTATTAGACAAGCCAAGTGCATTTGATAGAATTAATGTAAGGAGATTGTTCTTGGTGTTAGAGAAACAAACAAGAAATACAGTTAAGTATTTCATATTTGAACCTAATACATTGTTTACAAGATCTAGTCTTGTTAATGTTATCAACCCAATATTTGATGATGCTAAAAATACTGAAGGTGTATATGATTATCTCATTGTATGCGATGAAAGGAATAACACACCTGAAGTAATTGATCAAAATCAATTGATTGTTGATATTTACATTAAACCTGTAAGAACTGCAGAGTTCATCTTAGTGAACTTTATTGCAACGAGAACATCGCAGAACTTCCAAGAGTTGGTAGGATAAAAACAGGTAAATATTAATACAGAAGGGACCGTTTTTCGGTCCCTTTTTTATGTAAAAAAAACCCATCCAAGAATAAATAATTATATGCCAGACGTAAAGCAAACTATAGCCGATTTTTACAGAGTAGCATTACAACGTGATTTTGCACGTAATTTTCAATTTAGATTACTTTCAATGAACACGGGTGGTGCTAGTACTATTACATTCGATGAGAATGATTTGGTTTACTTGACAGCTGGTTCACTACCTGCAAGATCAATCCAAAACGTTGCAGTACCATACATGGGTCTCAATTTTAACTTACCCGGTGTAGCAACTTACGATGGCTCAGAAGGTTATAATTTAACATTCTATTGTGATTCAAGATCACAAATACGTCGCAAATTCGAAGATTGGTCACGTGATATATTCGACGATGCAACAAGCACAGGTAATTATTTTGCACCAAGACAGACTGCAACAATTGATATGTTACAATTAGATACCCAGCTTAATAGAGTATCACAATATCAGTTAGTTGGTGTATCAGTAAGAACCGTTGGAGCAATTGAGTATAATATGTCATCTGGTACAGGTGATGTTGTTAACTTTACAGCAACTGTAGCATACCATTACTTTAGAAGATTAGCCCCACCAAGAGGACAGTAATTCTAAGATTAAATAATCTTAGATGAATAACCCAATAACAGATGTAGTAAGGGGTTTAGGTGAAAATATATCAGGTGTTTTCACTGGTACAAATTCGTTAATTGCACCTCAAATAACGAATATTTTTGGTTACACAATTCCAGGTATACCACTAATTAGTGCGAGGGATTATTTTATTGCACAAATGGAGTCGTGGTTAACTGCTATACCACTTAAAACTCAATGGTTAGTATTAATACAAGGTTACCCTAAAGCTTTAACAACGCAAACATTGCAAATGCTTGAACGCACAGAAGGTAACACCCACAACTTTAATATAAATAGTGCTGTTACAAAATTAAAATCATTTCCATTGAATAAAGTTGTAGGTTGTATTTTCGCACAAGGTGTAGGTATACCTGAAAATGAAGTTAATAATACATCTTCTACTGAAAATGGGTTTAATAGAGGTTTTTTAAACGGTTCAGTTAGTAACGGTAGAACAGGTTTCGATTCAGGCTTTCAAATCAACTTTTTGGAAACCAATACATCGTTTGTAGATTTTGTAATTAGACCATGGGTAATTTTAAGTGAGCATTATGGTTATGTTGCAAGACCAATTAACGAAGCAGAAAAAGACGTCAGTACAACTATAACAATTTTGCAGTATACTAGATCGTATCAAAAACTATCTATGATACCTCGCAAAATTTGGACTTTTTATAATTGCTATCCAACTACAGTGGCAAGTAGAGAGTTGGTGTATGAGGGTGAAGCAATTGATACATACCCGGTAACATGGAGATATAGTAATTATGCGGTACAAAATACGCTATATTTACCATTACCTGATATAATTAATAGAATAAGATCAGGCAATATTATACCACGTATATCGCCATTACAGGGTTAAAATTGATTTAAACTTATATTATAGATAAATTATTTACGTGGCTTTTACTATCCGCATATATTTACCATACAGTAAAAAAACTGTTTCTATTAAACAGTTTACTAATTTGGAATATAAAAATTTACTTAAAACATTAACCAATAAAAATTATAGTCAATGTAATAATTTTATTAACAGTCTTATATATGATTGCTCCTTTGGAGAATTGACGGATATAAATTTTATAGATAAATTCGTTACACTACTTAACTTACGTTGTATTTCTATAGGTGACACTCTAACCCAATCTATACAAAAAGATAGCGCTAAGTATAACTTAAATTATAGTATATATTCAATAATAGATAAAATTGTAAACAACTCACAACTAACTTTTGCAGATAACATACAGTATGGGTTATTACAAGTTACTACTGGGGTACCTAAACAAATTTTTATCAACCCGCAAGATATTCACAATTTTATATATTCAATTAAAATTGGTAATAGAATTTTTGATCTTAACAATTTACCTGAAAATGAAAAAATTGAAGCTATCAATATATTACCAGGTCAGATTATGTTGAGATTGTATCAAAGCATATATCTTTTTAAACAACAAATACAAGATTTTGATATTTTAACTCTCAAAGTTAATATTGAAACAAAAGAAGAAACACCTGTTAAGCTATATCTAGACCAAGATAATATGCATGCTTTATTATCCGTATTTTTTAATGAACATTTAACCAATATATTTTTAAAGCAATTTATTTTATCAAAACAGCATAATATTGATTGTAATTATTATGATTCTTTACCACCTGTAGAATCAGATATATTTTATAATTTTCATAAAGAATTGCAAGAACATGAAAAACAACAAAATGAAAGCACAAAAGGTGTTTCAATAGGTGTACCACCATCAAGTGAATTTTAGTTGATATGTATCTTACAGCATTATAAATAGCAGTATGACAAAAGAAGAAGCATTTAAGATTAACGAACTTTATCGTGAAATAGATTTATTAAAAAGTGCAAATAAGATTCAAACACAAACAATTGAAAAGCTTGAAGCTGAAAACAAGTTGTTAAGTGTAGCAGTTAATGTCGAAAAGATTCTAAATAGGATTGAGATAATAAATAAAAAGAAAGAGTGATGAAGAATTTGTATATCATTACAGCTACAAAAAACCAAATAAAAGTTTTTAATTCTAAAACAGGTACACTATTAAAAACTTTTATTTTGCCTGGTAATTTAGTTAATGGCCCGGTTCAATCTGATGATATATTTACGGTGGTTATAGACCTCAACGGTCAGCAACAAGGTAGAATATATAAGTTACCTAATTGTTTCTTACAAAGAACATTTAAAGTGTAAGAGTGGATTTTTAATTTTCATAATTTACTATTGAATTATGAATAAATTAGAAAACACACAATACTTCAAGTTAGTTGAATATCCAGTTGTTTTAGATAGTATAGAGATTACTTCTAATTACGATAAAAAAGCTTTCGTGGGATTTCCTATTCGTAATGAATATGATAGAGTGAGACATAAAATACCTGACGAATATAACCCGACTTATGTTCGTCACGATGATGGTAATACATATTACGGTATTTGGTCGGACCTAACTAGAGAAGGAAATGAGTTGTATAATTTTATAAGCGATTTTAAATTGCTTAATATTACAGATATTAAAACGTCGATGAATATCTGCGCAAAAGAATATGATATTAATTTATCTGAATCATTTTTATTGACGAATAAAGACACATTAGCATTAACATTCGATCAAGGTAAAAAATATATAGATAGCAACCATTCTAACCTCGATGCTATAGCTTATAACTGTTCTAGCGCACCAAGTTACGTAAAAGTTACTGGGATGTATATTTTCCTATTTTACTATTGATATAACACCAAAATAATATATAAATAACGATATTCTATGAACGTAATCAAACGAAACGGTGATAAAGAAACTTTCAACGAAGAGAAAATATTGTCTGTTGTAACAAGATGCTGTGCTGATATACAGCATGTAGATGTTACACAGGTAATGTATAATGCAAAGATTAAACTATACGACGGTGTTCCAACTACGGAAATAGACAAGGCTTTAATTAAGTCAGCAAGAGCTCTTATTGAAGAAGAGCCGAATTACACATATGTTGCAGCACGCCTTCTTCTTACAACTATATATAAGGAAGTTTTCGGTGAAAATACCGATAACGATCTGTTTGAACTTCAATACAGGAAAGCCTTTATTTCAAACATAAAGAACTTAATTGATGAGGGTATTGTAAGTAAAGAACTTAAAAAGTTTAACCTTAAAAAGCTTTCAGAGTTTTTGTCTGTACCACATGATAATAATTTTGAGTACCTTGGTCTACAAACTGTATACGATCGCTATCTTTATCACATCAAAGGTCGTCGGGTTGAAACACCTCAGGCATTTTGGATGCGGGTTGCAATGGGTTTAGCAATTAACGAAAAAGCTGAAGACCGTGATGAATGGGCTATTAAGTTCTATAATGTGTTGTGTACATTCAGCCTAATATCATCTACACCGACCTTATTCAATAGCGGTGGTGTACACAATCAATTATCCTCATGTTTCTTGTCAACGTTTGAAGATAGTATAGATGGTATTTTCGATGGGTTACATCAAGAGGCTCTCAAGAGTAAATACGCTGGTGGTCTTGGTATGGATCTTACAGCATTCAGACCTCAAAATTGTTACATTAAAGGTACTAACGGTTACACCCAAGGAGCGGTATATTTCTGGAAAGTTTACAATGACATGCTTGTTGCCGTAAATCAGGGTGGTAAACGTAAGGGTGCGGGTTGTGCTTATCTCGAATCATGGCATGGTGATGTAAATGATTTTCTCGAATTGAGAAAAAATACCGGTGATGAACGTAAGCGTACTCATGATATGAATACCGCTAACTGGATTCCTGATTTGTTTATTCAACAAGTTAATAAGGATGGTCCTTGGTATCTTTTTTCACCAGCTGAATGTCCAGAGTTGCATGAAACTTTCGGTGAAGAATTTGAAAAGATATATTGGAATTATGTCGATAAAGGTAAGGCTGGTAAGCTTAAATTTTTCAAAGAAATAAGTGCAAAAGATCTTTGGAAAAAGATGTTAAGAATGATTTACGAGACTGGCCACCCTTGGATAACATTTAAGGACCCTTCTAATATTCGTTATAGTAATCAACATGTAGGTGTAGTTCATTCAAGTAATCTTTGCACTGAAATACTTTTACATACCAAACCAACATCATACAAAGATGATGGTACACGTAAGGTGAAGGAATACGGTGAAACCGCAGTATGTAATCTTGCAAGTATTAATCTAGCTAAGTTTGTTACACCTTCTGAAGGTATTAATTGGGAAGGTCTTGAAGATACTATACGTGTAGGAATGCGAATGCTTGATAATGTTATTGATATCAATTTTTATCCTACCGAAGAAGCACGTAAAAGCAATATGAACCACAGACCCGTTGGGTTGGGTTCGATGGGTTGGCATGACCTATACCATGCATTAAATGTTGCTATGGATAGTGAACTTGCAGGTAGTCTTGCAAGTCAAATATACGAGTTTATTTCATTTAATGCAATTAAAGCAAGCAGTGAACTTGCTAAAGAACGCGGTACATATCCTTCATACGATGGGTCGCTTTGGACTAAAGGTAAATTACCGGTTGATACATATATTGAATTGATAAAGTATCGCACTGGTAAAACACTAAAGCGTGACAGTCTTGAAACACTTGATGACTGGGATATATTGCGTACACATATTAAGAAGCACGGTATGCGTAATAGCAATACCATGGCAATAGCACCTACTGCATCAATTAGTTCTATTACCGGTGCAAGTCAAAGTATTGAACCATACTTTAGCAATATTTTTGTGTATAGTACTTTATCGGGTGATTTCACTATGGTAAATAAATGGTTTGTTGAAGATATGAGAAAGTATGGTTTATGGAATGAGTCTATGCTTTCTCACCTTAAGAATAATAATGGTGATATTCAAAACTTTAATTTTGAAGCTACTGGTAAAATTAAAGCAAATGAAATTGCAAATATTAAAGCAAAATATAAGACTGCATTCCAAGTAGATCAGTTTAAATTAATTGATAATGCTGCGTATAGGCAAATTTGGATTGATCAAGGTCAAAGCTTAAACCTCTACAACGATAAAACATCGTTGAAGCATTTAAATGACCTTTATATGCATGCATGGGGTTCATGTTTAAAAACAACGTATTACTTGCGAGGTAAAGGTGCAAGTGAAGTTGAGAAGAGCACTGTTTCTAAGAATGAAATCCAACAGGCTGAACCGGTGGAGGATAACGAACCTAAAATGTGCAAGATTAATGATCCTAGTTGCATGAGCTGTCAATAAATATGATATTCAATCATGAGCTTGGAAAATTAACAGAAGATGAATTAGGTTTACTTCAATACATTATTACTAATAAAGGTAGTGATGAAAGTATGCTTAATATTATTAACTCTATTCGTAAAGAATATATAATTAATTATTTTGTTAGAAATAAGCAAACCTTCAATCAGAAAGGGTTGGAGGTTGCTCAATCTTTAATAACAAAATTAATTGGAGAACAAAAAAGTGCTGCACTGTAAAACGTGTAGCTCCTGGTAAGAGCGTTAAGAAAAAACTTGGTACTAAAACACAAGTATACTACACTATTGGCAATAAATTTTTCGTATGAAGACAGGTACTATTATTTCAGCAAATCAAACAGGTGTTAATCAAATATTACCCCATGTTAACAAGTGGGCTTGGGATCTTTATAAAACAGGTAAACGTAATAATTGGGACCCAGAAGAGATTGCAATGACTCGCGATATTCAAAATTGGAACAGCGGTGTTCTAACAGAAGATGAAAAACGTGTTGCAAAAAGAACACTTGGATTCTTTGCTGGTAGTGAGAGCCTTGTTGGTAATAATCTGGTGACATTATATCAATATGTAACTGACCCTGAATGTAGACAATATATGTCTAGACAGATATGGGAAGAATGTTTACATAATGATACAATTGTACATGTTTGCGATTCCTTGTCATTAGATATAACCGAGGTATATCAAGCATATACCTCAATACCTTCTATTAAAGCAAAAGATGATTTCTTGATGAGTGTAACAACGGGTATACTTAAAAATGTAGATGTAACCACCACAAGGGGTTTACAAGAAGTTGTTAGAGCAGCATTTCTTTATTGGATTGTATGTGAAGGTACATTCTTTTTCTCAGGATTTGCAATGTTACTTGCAATGAAAGACAAGTTACCTGGTGTAGGTGAACAAATTGAATACACACTTCGTGATGAAAGTAACCATATTAAATTTGGTACAGCGGTAATAAACAAAATTAAAGAACAGAACCCTCAAATTTGGACTAAAGAGTTCGAAAATGAGTTGACTGAATACCTTAGAGAAGCAGTTGCACTTGAGATCGCTTATGCGAACGATGTTCTCCAAGGTGGTATACTTGGTTTAAATTCAAGTATGTTTGTACAATATATGGAATACATTGGTAATAGAAGACTTGAAGGTGTAGGAATGTTATATAGATTTCCAAGTGATAAAAACCCGTTTAAATTCTTGAGTGAAGTTCAAGATCTTATTAAAGCTAAAAACTTTTTTGAAACTAGAGTGATAGAATATCAAAGTTCGGGTGCACTCAGTGATGATTTTTAATATGCATTTAGCTAAAATAGATAGAGCAGAAGTGATTAAGTTATTTAGCAACTATCCAGAAGATAGTTTCGACCACACTTATATTTTTTATGATTGTATACCATACTACGATAAAAATAATTTTTGGTTAACATCACCTGCAGCACTGTTTGATAGTAATGCGAAAATAGGTGGTATTTGTTTTTATGTATATGATATGTATAAAGATTTAATATATCTTGACATAAAACGTATTTTAACAACTACAGATAATCGAGGTAAAGGTTACGGTACTGCATTACTTTCAAATATTAGAAAACATGCATTGGAAAATGATGTAAAGTATATTAGAATGTTTTGCGACCCCGATTCGATAGATTTTTATCGTAAAAATGGATATTATTTTCACGGTGAAACTGACGAAGGTTATGCATTTGTATTCCAACCTATAGCAGAGTTTGAACGTAGTGCAGAAACTGTAGAGTTAGAGCAAGAGTTTATACATCATCAACTTAAAAAATATAATGGATGTATTTACCATTGATTTTTGATTGGTGTTATTATATTCTTAACGAATGAAGACGCCGGTATTGGTAAAACCTACCGATGAGTTGGTTTTAATTTTAGACTATTGTTGGATGCCTTTACATATAACATCAGTACGTGAAGGTGTAAAAAAACTATTCACATTCGGTGGTAAACATAAAAAGAACCCTAAAGTTAGAGCGTTAAACAGAGTCGGTGAACCGGTCTGTTGGGAGGATTGGGTTAATTCAGGTGGTACACACTATTATGAAAACCAACCTTTTATTCGATCAATAAATCAGTTAATACCTGTACCTACAATATTATTAACTACGGCACATTTTTACCATCAAGCAAAGAAAATGCCTAAACTTTCTCTCCTTTATAAGAAATATAAAGGTATTTGTCAAATTTGCGGTTTACATAAACCGCAAGATATAATGACTCTTGAGCATATATACCCAAAATCTTTCGGTGGTACACTTGATTGGTTTAATATTACTTTAACGTGTCAACCCTGCAATACTAGAAAAGGTCAAATATACCCATACCCAAACTATAAAGGTGAGGAACTTACTGGTACCACCTACGATAAATACGATAAATTACAATACAAAGTATTGAAAAGGGAAGAATGGAGACCATATATATTTAGATAATATGAAATTTTTTAAACAAATAGACTACAGTAGTATACTAGGTGATGAGCAATACTTTTTAGATTGTATTAAAAAGTATAAAGTGTTAGTCGTCAAAAGCTACATTTTTAATACGCCTATCACTGAATTTATAGAAAATTATATTAAAAAATTTGGTAAAATAGTAGACTCACAAGAAGATTTAAAAACC